GTGAAGAGGTCTACGAAGGCGTTGCCACCTGGATCGAGGGATTCTATAACCACAAACGAATCCATTCAGCGATCGGCTACCAAAGCCCGGTCGAATACGAACTCCACGCCGGACTGGACCTCGCGGCGTGAACTACACAACGAAACCGTCAACAACAAGCGGGCAAGCCCAAACAGAAAGGTAGCAGCCATGAACACCACAAAGATCACCAGCGAAACCCTCCAGATGCGCCTCGATTCCTACGGGACGGTTCTTGCCTACGGGAACTACACGCTAGCAAGTTTTGCTACCTGGACCAAGACTGAAGGCTTTGGCAACAACGCCCAAATCTACCGGTTGATAGAAGAACCCGTCAGCGGGTTCGGACCTAACTCGAAAGGCCGCGGAGAATGCGAACTCGAACTCATCGCTGAGTCAGACCACCTTTTCGCTGACACCGGACATGCCATCGCCTGGGCGTTAGCTAATCTGCCTAAAGCCTAGCCCCGCCGAGCCTGAGGGCACCTGCTATCGCCGGTAGCAACTGACTTTTTAACCAACAGAAGGTAACTGATTCGTATGCGTCAGCTAGCTGAATATCACCCGACACGGTTCATGGCTGAAAGCTCGCGCTATGACAAACGCCGAGCCGACTTTGCGGTCGCGTTCATCCAAGCCTTAAAGCATACGAAAGGCCGGTGGGCAGGAAAACCTTTTAAGTTGATTGATTGGCAAGAACAAATCATCCGTGACCTGTTTGGCACCGTCAAAGAAGACGGCTACCGCCAATTCACTACGGCTTACGTGGAGATCCCGAAGAAACAGGGCAAGAGTGAACTTGCCGCAGCAGTCGCGCTCCTGCTCACCTGCGGGGATGGTGAAGAACGCGCTGAAGTGTATGGGTGCGCGGCTGATCGTCAGCAGGCATCCATTGTGTTCGAGGTTGCGGCGGACATGATCCGCATGAGTCCAGCGCTGTCCAAGCGTGTCAAGATTCTTGCCTCGCAGAAGCGGATCATCTATAAGCCCACCAACTCCTTCTATCAAGTCTTGAGTGCGGAGGCGTATTCGAAGCACGGATTCAACATCTCCGGCGTCGTCTTTGACGAACTGCATACCCAACCGGGCCGGGCGCTCTTCGACGTGATGACCAAAGGCAGTGGGGATGCGCGCACCCAGCCGCTGTACTTCTTGATCACGACAGCGGGTACCGATACGCATAGCATTTGTTATGAGCAACACCAAAAAGCCCAAGACATCCTAGATGGCAAAAAGCACGACCCCACGTTCTACCCGGTGATCTATGGGGCGGCGCAAGATGATGATTGGACCGACGAGGACGTGTGGCATAAGGCTAATCCGAGCTTAGGGATCACTGTCCCGATCGAGAAAGTCCGTCAAGCCTGCACGAGCGCGAAACAAAACCCAGCCGAAGAAAACACCTTCCGACAACTTCGCCTCAACCAATGGGTCAAACAAAGCGTGCGGTGGATGCCCATGCACGTGTGGAACCAAAACAACGCACCCGTCGACCTGTCAGATTTGGAGGGGCGGGTGTGTTACGGCGGCCTCGACTTGGCTTCCACGACGGACATCACTGCTTTCGTTCTCGTATTCCCACCCTACGGGGACGATGACAAATATACGGTCGCGCCATGGTTTTGGATACCCGAAGACAACCTCAAACTGCGCGTCGCGCGTGACCACGTGCCCTACGACTTATGGCAGAGCCAAGGCTTCCTGCAAACCACGGAGGGCAACGTCGTCCACTACGGCGCGATCGAAACCTTCATCGAGCAACTCGGTGAACGCTTCGATATTCGCGAGATTGCTTTCGACCGTTGGGGCGCAGTCCAAATGAGCAAAAACCTCGAAGGACTCGGCTTCACCGTCGTTCCCTTCGGGCAAGGCTTCAAAGACATGAGCCCGCCCTCGAAGGAATTGATGAAGCTGGCACTTGAAGGACGCCTTGCTCATGGTGGGCACCCGGTCCTGTCGTGGATGGTTGACAACATTCACGTACGCACCGACCCAGCAGGAAACATCAAACCCGACAAACAAAAGTCCACGGAGAAAATCGACGGCGTGGTCGCAACAATCATGGCCCTCGACCGCGCCATCCGAAACGGCAGCGGGCGTGTCAGCGGCAGTGTTTATGACGAGCGCGGCCTACTCGTGCTGTGAGCACGCTCATGGATGAACGCGCCGATGCCTGTGCCGATCAGTCCCAAGATCGAGTAGGCGACGCCGTAGATGAGGGCTAAATCGTTGTAGTACACGAACAGTGTGGTCAAGAACCCTGCGAACGGGGCCAGTAGCCACCACCAGCCGAACCCGTGGCGTGCCCCATCGATAACGCTCAAAACGATGGTGAGTAGTGGAAACGCGAGGAAGAGCAACGCGATGAACCACTTGGCGTTGGGATCGCTCAGCCTGCTAATCCACATGGAAATGAGCGGCAACAACCAAAATGCCGCTAGCAGGACACTCATCAGTGCCCACGACTGTTTTGAGGGCGCTTTCATATTCCAATTTTACATGTGAGAGGACACCGCATGAGTTTTCTGAATTGGCTGCGTGGCGACACCACCCGCTCCGCTGACGATCACGCGATCAGCTCTGGCTACAGCTTTTTCTTCGGGGCAACGAGCTCTGGCCGTCCGGTAACGGAACGCAGCGCGATGCAAATGACCGCCGTCTACAGCTGCGTGCGGATTTTGGCTGAAGCTATCGCGGGTCTGCCGTTGCACGTCTATCAGCAAGACGCTGATGGCGCGAAAGTGAAGGCACTCGATCATCCGTTGTATCGGCTTCTTCATGATGAGCCGAATCCAGAGATGACGTCCTTCGTATTCCGAGAAACCCTCATGACCCACCTACTGCTCTGGGGTAATGCGTTCGCGCAAGTCATCCGCAACGGCCGCGACGAAATCATCGGCTTGTATCCGCTCATGCCCAACAGGATGACGGTCGGGCGTGACGAGGCGGGCAGGTTGTACTACGAGTATCAGCGCACATGGGACGAACCAACCGGCAGGTTCGAAACCGTGCAGCTTTCCCCACACGAGGTGTTGCACATTCCCGGCCTGGGCTTCGACGGCTTGGTCGGCTACAGCCCGATTGCAATGGCAAAGAACGCCATCGGCTTGGCGCAGGCTACCGAAGACTACGGCGCATCGTTCTTTGCCAACGGCGCGGCACCTGGTGGTGTGTTGGAGCATCCGAGCACGATCAAGGATCCAGCTCGGGTTCGGGAGTCGTGGCAGGCGACGTTCGGCGGCGCACGGAACGGCAACAAGATCGCGGTACTGGAAGAGGGCATGAAGTACACGCCGATCTCAGTGTCGCCTGAGCAGGCGCAGTTCTTAGAGACTCGCAAGTTTCAGATCAACGAGATCGCCCGCATTTTCCGTATCCCGCCGCACATGATCGGTGACCTCGAAAAATCCTCGTTTTCCAATATTGAGCAGCAGTCGTTGGAGTTTGTGAAGTACACGCTGGACCCGTGGGTGATCCGCTTCGAACAAGCCATCACCAAAACCCTCCTCAACCCGCGTGAGAAACCTCAGATCTACGTGAAGTTCAACCTCGAAGGCTTACTGCGAGGTGACTATAAGTCGCGGATGGATGGGTATGCGGTGGCACGGCAGAACGGGTGGATGAGCGCCAACGATATCCGCGAGCTAGAAAACCTCGACCGCATCAGTCCCGAGGCTGGCGGCGACCTCTACCTCGTCAACGGGAACATGCTCCCGCTCAGTCTCGCAGGGGCATACGCGCAGACAACCGAGTCTGAACCGGAGCCTGAACCTGCCCAGGAACCTTCGAGTAATGAGCTTCCCCTAAGGAGGAGGATATGAGACGTTTTTGGAACTGGCTCACACCCGAGCCACACAACACTGACCCGGACGCTGACAGTGTCCGGGTTTTGCGTATTAGCGGCACGATCGCTGAAGAATCCTGGTTCGATGACGATGTCACGCCGGGAATCTTCGCTAGTGAGTTGAATGCTGGGTCTGGGCCGGTGACGATCTGGCTCAACAGTCCCGGAGGGGACGTGGTGGCTGCCGCGCAGATCTACAACATGCTCATCGACTACCCAGGCACAGTCACCGTCAATATCGACGGCATCGCCGCATCCGCCGCGTCCGTGATCGCCATGGCCGCCACGAAGGTCGCCATGAGCCCCGTGTCGATGTTGATGATTCACAACCCTGCCACGATGGCGGTCGGTGACAAGGACGAACTCGCACGTGCAATGAACATGCTTGATTCGGTTAAAGAATCGATCCTGAATGCATATCAGGAGAAGACGAACCTGAGTCGGGCGAAGCTGTCCAAGCTCATGGACGCTGAGACCTGGATGGACGCGAGGGCTGCGATCGACATGGGTTTCGCCGACGAACTCCTCATCAACCAACGCGACCCAATGTTTGCGGTCTCGCTTGAGAAGCCCGACGATGAGCCGGATGACGATGATGACCCGGTCGAGTCTCCCAACGAACCTGACAAGGACGACGGCGAGGAGCCGAAGCACCCTCCGTTCCCACTCACAAAGAACGAGCGTCTGGGTGTGGTGTTTTCACGCCGAGCAGCCGAGCAAAAACTCGTCGCGCACCTGACCGCCACATCACCACCGTCGTCGTCGAAGCTTGTGCGACCACCACGCCCCACTGTTCAGCCTGCTGCACCTGTTGGTCGGCGGGTTTGTGATTTGTACGCCGAATTGATCAATCAACCCCACTGAAAGGACCAATATCCATGTCTACTTCACTTTCTGTTTCTGACCTTCGTACCAAGCGCGCAGATGTTTGGGAGAAGGCGAAGGCCTTCCTTGATGAGCGCCGCGATGCTACATCGGGCTGCTTGTCGGCTGAAGATGATCAGGCTTACGCGAAGATGGAAGCCGAAATCGATCGACTCACCAACGAGATCGCACGCTCCGAACGAGCCCTGCGCCGCGACGCCGACCTCGCCAAGGCAACCAACACACCGCTGACCTCAATGCCAGGCATCAACCCTGACGATGAAGCCAAACCCACGACCCCACGCGCTTCAGCCTCCTACAAACGAGCCTTCTGGGACGCGATGCGGCTCAACGCTTCTCCGATGGAAGTACGTAACGCACTCTCCGAGGGCGTCGATACTGAGGGCGGGTATCTGGTGCCTGATGAGTTTGAACGCACGCTGATCTCCTCACTGGAAGATCAGAACATCATGCGCTCCCTAGCGAAGGTCATTCAAACCACCAGCGGGGATCGGAAAATCCCGGTCGTTTCCACGCATGGCACTGCCGGGTGGCTCGATGAGGGCAAGCCGTACACCGAGTCGGACGAAGCCTTCACGCAGGTTACGCTGTCGGCGTTTAAGCTCGGCACCTTCCTCAAAATTTCAGAGAAACTCTTGAACGATTCCGCGTTTAATGTCGAGCAGTATTTGGCGGCGGAGTTTGCTCGCCGTATTGGCGCTGCCGAGGAAGAAGCCTTCCTCACCGGGGACGGAAAAGGTAAGCCCACCGGCATCTTCGCAACCTCTGGTGGTGGCGAGAAGGCGGTGACCACGGGTAAGGCGACCGACATTACGGCTGATGAGCTCATCGACCTGCACTACGCCCTGCGCGGCCCGTATCGGAAGAACGCGGTGTGGCTGATGAACGACTCGACCGTGAAAACCATCCGCAAGCTCAAGGATGGCAACGGTCAATATCTGTGGCAGCCGGCATTGACTGCTGGAACGCCTGATCTGGTTCTCGGCCGCCCGGTCCATACGTCCACGTTTGTTCCGGAGATTAAGGCTGGTGCGTCGACGGTGGCGTTCGGTGACTTGTCGTATTACTGGATCGCCGACCGACAGGGCCGCTCGTTTAAGCGGCTCAACGAATTGTTCGCAACCACCGGGCAGGTCGGATTCCTGGCTTCCCAGCGTCTGGACGGCAAGCTCGTCCTACCCGAAGCCGTGAAGCTGCTGACCCAGAAGGCCGGAGCATAACAAACCCCGCACATGGAGAGGAGGTGGCCGCAATGACCACAACAGAGCTTATCGATCAGGTGAAGGCGAATCTGCTCATCGGCTTCGATGACGACGACAGACTGATTGCTGCGTTGATCAATGCGGCCACCTCCTACGCCTGCGCTTTCCAGCACCTGCCTGAAAACCACTACGAAACACACGACATGTCTGGAGCAACCCGGCAGGGCATTGTCATGCTCGCAAGCCATTTCTATGAGTCGCGTGATGGTTCGACGGCAGGGTTTTGGGCCGATAAACCGGATGCCGCTAAAGCGGTGTGGAACGCGGTGAACAATCTGCTGCGTCTGGATCGGGATTGGAAAGTCTAAGGAGAACACTCATGGCTTCTTTGGGATCCATGCGCACCACGATCGACCTCATCACCCCGGTTACGGTGCGTGATAAGGCGGGCTTCACCACCACACGCGATGAAGTGCGAGCAACGGTGCGGGCGCAGGTCGAGGTTCGGCATGCATCGAGTGCGTGGGTGAACCGCGCCGCATATACGAAAGCTGACGTTCTCTTCTGCATCAGATCTATTCCCGGACTATCCGTAACTACGGATATGGAGATCAGTGGCCCAGACGGGCGGTATGTGATTGACGCAGTTGAGGTGATCGGCAGGTATGTCGAGATTCTTGCCCACCAGACCACACCCGAAGGGAGCAACTGATGGCTAGAGTGCAGATTCGCTTGCCGAATGCGTTTATTGATTCCCTTGATGCTGCGAGCCGTGTGCTTGAAACATCTGCGGATGAGGTGCTGGAGGCAGGAGCCGCCGTGGTCGAGCCACGAATGCGAGCCAACCTCACCAGTGCAATCGGCCGCGCCACCAGGCAGCCCTCGCGGTCAACAGGACAACTACTCGCTGCACTCGGTACGAGCTCGGTGAAAGTGAACAACAAAGGTGATTACAATATTAAGGTTGGCTTCGCCGAGAACCGCCGGGACGGCAGAGCGAATGCGTTGATCGCCAACGTCCTCGAACACGGACGCTCCAACCAGCCCGCACGCCCGGTCCTAGCACCCACCAGGTCGCAAACACGGCGGGGTGCTATCGAAGCCATGAAAACAGCACTCACTGCGCGGATTGAGCAGGTCAAACCATGACCACATTATTGGAACAACTCACGATGATCGCTGACAAGCTCGGGTTGCCGTTCGAAGTCGGCCTCTACACGACCACGCCAGCGCCAGAAACGTATCTGGTGGCAACCCCGCTGACGGACGTGTTGGACGTGTTCGCAGACAATCAACCCAGTATCGAGGTTGAGGAAGTCCGCCTCGCACTTTTCACGAAATCTAACTATCTCGACCTGCGCAACCGGGTCACTCGCGCCCTGCTCGACGCAGGATTAACGATTACTGGCCGTACCTATGTCGGCTTCGAGGCCGACACCGGCTACCACCACTACGCGATAGACGTCGCAACCCACCACGCACTCTGAAAGGACACTCCCCATGGCAACGATTGGTTTAGACAAGCTCTACTACGCCACGATCACCGAAAATCCCGATACGGGTGAGGAAACCTACGCCACACCCAAACCGCTGGCCAAAGCCATCTCCGCAGAACTCTCCGTCGAGGTGGCTGAAGCGATCCTGTATGCCGATGACGGCCCTTCCGAGATCGTCAAGGAATTCAAATCCGGAACTCTCACTTTGGGGATTGATGATTTGGGTGGTGAAGCAGCCGCAGCCCTCACTGGGGCGACAGTGGATTCCAACGGGGTGCTCATTTCAGCTTCCGAGGATGGTGGATCTCCGGTGGCGATCGGTTTCCGAGCAGCACGAAGCAACGGGAAGTATCAGTATTTTTGGCTGTACCGGGTCAAGTTCGCTCTCCCAACCGAAACGCTGGCCACCAAAGCCGACTCGATCACGTTCTCCACCCCGAGCATTGAGGGCACGATTCTGCGCCGCAACAAACCCGACAGCAAGGGGCGGCATCCGTGGAAGGCCGAAGTGCTAGAGGGCGCAACCGGCGTCAAACCCGAGACGATCACGAACTGGTATGCCCAAGTCTACGAACCTGCCGCTACAACCGAAGACTAAGGAGCATGAGCCATGACCACCAAGAAGAAAGATCCTGTTGTGGAACCAGGCCGTTTCGCGATTGTCTCGATCGGCGGGGAGGACTACGAGCTCGTGCTCACAACGAAAGCCACCCGTCTGATCGCCGAGCGTTACGGCGGACTCGAACACCTGGGCAACGCCCTCGAAACCTCCGACGATCTGGGCAAGACGCTGGGTGAGGTGATTTGGCTGATCACACTGCTGGCCAACCAATCAGTCCAGATCCACAACCACCGCCACCCAGACGACAAACGCCCAGAGCTGAGCGAGGACGAGGTCGAACTGCTCACCGTCCCCGCAGACTTGGCGGACTATCGCGGCGCGATCGCCGAAGCCCTCCAGCGCGGCACCCGCCGAGACATCCTCACCGCACCAGCCCCAAAAGCACCACCAGCGGACGCATAGTCGAAAACGATCACGCTGTATTCACGCGGCTGACCTATATCGGAATGGCCCACCTCCACCTAACACGGGTAGAGGTGGGCCTGACCGTCTTCGGAGAACTCCTCGACCTCGTCGACTGCTGGCGACTCGAAACCGGAAGAGCCCAGCCGCTACGTCAATGGTTCATCGACGACATCATCCCGCCAGGGATTTAGTAATTTCGATGAGAAATGGGTGATTCGTTCACGAGATGATCAAATTCCTTACGTGCTGCATCTTCGATTTCGTCCCAAGTAAACAAATCCTTGAGGTACGTGCACCGAGAAGTATTCTTCTCCATCTTAAGCATGGTTTTCAATACTTCCTTGTCGTTTTGTAGGAGTCCCAACGCTTCGAGAATCCATAAGCGAAGCTCAGGTCGACAAGTGAACGAACCGCTTTCCCAGACCTTTTGAGCCAAGAGTTCCTTATAGCTTCGCTTTACTTTGTTTTTCTTTGCAGTTTCAAAATCAAAGTATTCCTTCGATAGAAAAACTGACGCAGCGTGAGTCCGGATCGAGAACCACCAGCGAGTGCTGTCTTGTTGAGGGAAACAAGTCTCGAAAGCATCAGCGAGCGGTGTAGGCCCTTTTAGCTCAGCAAGCACAGCTCCGAAATCTTCTGCACTCATTCCCATAGCTTCTCCCTTCGCTTAGCAATTTGATCCCTTTTCATTATCCCTTAGAGGAGGTGACCTTGTCATGGCTGACTCCAGTTTTGGTTTGAAGATTGGGCTTGAGGGTGAGCGTGAGTTCAAGCGTGCGATTACGAATATTAACCGTGAGATGCGGGTACTCGGAAGCGAGATGAAACTCGTAGCCTCCTCGTTTGATAAAAATGACAAGTCCGCCGAAGCCCTCACCGCCCGTAACCAGGTGCTCGGTAAAGAAATCGAAGCTCAAAAAGCCAAGATTGAGACTCTGCGTGCCGCACTCGAAAACTCCGCCACGAGCTTTGGTGAGAATGATTCGCGGACGAAGAATTGGCAGATTCAGCTCAACAACGCAGGCGCGGAGCTCAACCGGCTTGAAGGCGAACTCAAATCGAATAATGACGCCCTGTCGGATTTCGGGGACAAGGCAGACGGCGCGGGAGATGATGCGAAGGGCGCTGCCAAAGATGCGGGCAAACTCGAGGGTGCGGTGGATGATCTCGGCGACGAGATGGACACCACCAGTGGCAAGACCCGCATTTTCGGTGATGTCCTGAAAGCCAACCTCGCCTCCGAAGCCATCATCGCAGGCGTGAAGGGTATCGGGCATGCGATCGCCTCGATCGGTCGCGGCATGGCCGGAGCGCTCAAAGAAGGCGTGGAATACAACGCGCGTATGGAACAATACTCCACGTCTTTCACGACGATGCTCGGCGACCAAGCAAAAGCCCAACAACTCGTCAACGATCTAAAAGTTCAAGCTGCGAAGACTCCGTTTGGTATGGAGGACCTCGCAGGCAACATGCAAACCCTCCTGAGCTTCGGAATGAGCCTGGAGGATGCAAAAAAGCACCTCAACGAAATAGGTGACATCTCCCAAGGTAACGCGGTGAAGATGGAGTCCTTGACACTTGCCTTCGCCCAAATGTCCTCGACCGGCAAGCTCACGGGTCAAGACTTGTTGCAGATGATCAACGCCGGATTCAACCCCCTCGAAGAAATCAGCCGCAAGACCGGCAAAAGCATTGGTGAGCTCAAGGAGGATATGGCGAAGGGCGCTATCTCAGCTGACATGGTCGCGGACGCCTTCGCCAGTGCTACTGCTGAAGGCGGGCGCTTCTACGGAACCATGGACGCCCAATCCAAGACCTTTAGCAGCCAGTTGGCGACAATGCAGGACGGGATCGCGAACCTTAAAGGCCTCCTCGCGGGCGGAGTCTCTGAGGCGTTGGCGGGTTCGGTGTTGCCGATGGTCAACGGGTGGATCGACGAACTAACTGCAGCGTTCGAAGAAGGCGGAACGCCTGCGTTGATTGACACTCTCGGTAGCGTTTTGCAGGAAGCTCTCGCGTTTATTGCTGACCAACTACCCATGGTGGTCGAGACCGGCATGTCCATCCTCACCGCACTTCTCGAAGGCATCATCGAAGTGTTGCCACAGGTGGCCGAGACGGCGGTGACGCTGATTATCGCGCTGGTCGAGGCAATCATCGAAGCACTGCCATCGCTTCTTGAGGCAGCGATTCAAATCATCGCCACCCTCGTCTCTGGTATCGGCGAAGCGCTACCGGAACTGGTTCCGGCCGCAGTGGAGATGCTCATGGCTTTGGTGCAGGGCCTAGTCGATAACCTCCCGTTGCTTCTTGATGCGGCGTTGCAGCTCATCACCAGACTCGCCGAAGGCCTCATCGCAGCCATCCCCGTCATCATCGAAGCGCTCCCGCAGATCATCACCGGCATAGTGACCTTCCTTGTGGGTGCGATCCCGCAGCTCATCGACGCAGGAATCCAGCTGCTCACCGCCTTGATTGGGGCGTTGCCACAGATCATCACAGCAATCGTCGCAGCAATCCCGCAGATTATTACTGCGATCGTCAGCGGCGTGGTAGGCGCGATCCCGCAGCTCATCGACGCAGGCATCCAACTGCTGACGGCGTTGATTGGCGCCCTGCCGCAGATCATTACAACGATTGTGGCAGCGTTGCCGCAGATTATCGCCTCGATTGTGTCGGCGATTGGTGGGGCTATCCCGCAACTCGTCCAAGCAGGAATCCAACTCCTCACCGCACTCGTGCGGAATCTGCCGCAGATCATCTCGATAATCGTCGCAGCAATCCCGCAAATCGTTATCGGCATTGTCTCGGCCGTTGGCCAGGGCGTGTGGCAGATGGCGGAGGCGGGCAAGAACCTCGTCTACGGCCTGTGGAACGGAATCCAATCCCTGGCGGGGTGGTTGTGGGATTCGGTGTCGAACTGGGCGCGCGGGATTTGGGACTCCATCATTGGCTTCTTCGGCATCCACAGCCCGTCTCGCAAGATGGCCTGGGCAGGACGGATGCTCGTCGAAGGCCTCGCAGGCTCTATCAAAATCGATGGCAACAAGGCTGTCACTGCTGCCACTGGTTTGGCTAGGGACACGATGGACGCCTTCAGCGAGCTTGAAGACGGGCTTCATGTGCCGATCGAGGCGGTTGCGGACCTGCAGGTACCTGCCGTCGATCTCGCCCCACAACCCATAGTTATCAGCCGCGATACGAGTGGCGGTGCTGATAGTGAGCGTGTGGATGTCGCGAGCATCGTCGACGCGACAGCGAAGCGGATCCTCGGGTCTTTGGATATTTCGGTGACGTTGTCGGATGGGACGCTGGTGGGCAAGCTCGCACCCGCTTTCGACAAGCAACTTGCTCGTCTTGATCGGCGGCAGACCGTGATGGCAGGAGGCTACTAATGTATGGGTTCACCCTGAACAGCGCGGTGACGTCGGCGTCGCTTGGTCTGCGCTTGACCGCCCCGGTTGCGATACCCGCCGCCGTCCGTGCGGTGGATGATATCGAGGTCGAAGGCCGCGCCGGGACCCTGACCAGGTTCACGGGCTGGAAGGATACCGAACTCGAGCTTGAGCTCGCCATGCCTATCCGTGACGGGCTCCACCAGTACCGGCAGGCTGCTCACGAGCTGACGGGCGCTTCGACGATCGCGTTCACTGGTGAGTCGGGTGTGTATCGGAAGGTTAAGCACTGCGAAGTGAGCGAGCTGCGCCGGGAGTTGTCGGGGTGGGGGTTCTTCACCGCACGCCTGACCTGCCAACCCTTCGCTTACCTGACGAGTGGGCTCGCACCGGTGACGATGTTGGAGTCGGGGACGATCACTAACCCCGGCCTACTCGATGCGGATCCGATCATCACCGTTACTGGCACCGGAGCGTTGTCTTTGACGATCAATGCGCGCGTCTATCATGTGAGTTCGCCAGCAGGTTCCGTCACGCTCGACAGCGCACGTCTTGTCGCACACGTATCAGGTCGCGTGCAGACGGATGCGCTGACCGAAGCATTCCCAGTATTGAATCCTGGGTTGAACAGGATCACCCTCGGTACCGGCATCTCACAAGTGGTCATTGTGCCGAATTGGCGCAACCCCTAAACCACCGCCCACTGTTTCTTTGACGGCCATCCCTTCGTGGGGTGGCCACTGTTGTCTTTGGAAGGCCTCTCATGATTACGGTTCACGACCGCACCGCCACGACATTCACCACCACCGGGCTAGGAGTCTTGGATCGGGAGACCATCAACCCGATCGTGACCGAAGAACTCGGCGGCGAATTCTCCCTGACCTTCACCTACCCGGCAGACGGACCTGCAGCCACGCACCTCGTAGTGGAAAACATTGTGGCCGCGCCCGTGCCAAGGCTGGAGCAACGTCAGGGTTTCCGCATCTCCGAGGTCGTCACCACCCTTGACGGCATGCTCGAAGTGAGCGCGTTTCATGTCTTCTATGATCTGGCGGCGAATCTCATCGCCGACACCTACGTGGTCAACAAGACCGCCAAGAGCGCACTCACGCAGATTCTTGGCGCGGCGAACACTAAGCACGGGTTTACTGCTACCTCATCGGATACGGTGACCAGGTCTTCTGCGCGGTTGGTGCGCATGCCCATCGCCGCCGCTCTCATGGATGCGGGCGAGGACAACACGTTCGCTGCGCGTTGGGGCGGTGAACTGGCCCGCGATAATTTCCATATCCATCACGTGCCCATGCGCGGAGCCAACCACGGGGTGGTGATTCGTGACCGCAAGAACCTCACTGGCTTCGAATCGGCTATTGATTTTTCGACGGTGGTGACACGGATTCTCCCGGTCGGCTACGACGGCCTGCTCTTGCCTGAGCTCTATGTGGATTCGCCGAAGTTGGGTGATTATGTGGTGCCGCGTATCCGCGTCATCCGCTACGGGCAGGTTAAAGCCATCACTGATAAGGACAACCCACGTGAAGGCGAGCTTCCGCTCGACCAAGCACACGCGCAGTTGCGCCGTCTAGCAGTAGCAGAATTCAGTGCGAGACATGTGGATGAGCCGTCCGCTTCGTACAAGATCCGCTTCACTGACCTTTCACAAACCCGTGAATACGCTGATCTTGCACGGCTAGAGACCGTGGAGATTGGCGATACCGTTACCGTCCGTCACGCTGATCTGGGTGTTGCGCTCACGGCGCGGGTGGTGGCATACGCGTACAACCCGCTCGCGCTCCAGTACATTTCGGTCGAACTTGGAACCGTAGCTCGGAAGTTCACGTCTGTCACCCGGCAGGTCAAGACCGCCATAAATACGGCGGTGGCTGCGTCGGATGCGGCCGGGTTCGCGTTGGCTAGTGCGGATGGGAAGAACACCAACCACTACGGCAGCATCCAGCCCGCCACCGCACAGCTCGGCGACACCTGGTTCAAAAGCAACGGCGAAACCACCGAAATCTGGATCTACCGGCTCACCGACACCGGACAGCCCGGCTGGGTCGCCCTCGCCACCGATCTGAACCATGCACAGATCAGCGCGGAACTCGACGCCGCCCGCACGCAGGTCAACCACGCCCTCGCCGCCGCACAAGACGCACAAACCGCCGCCGATGCTGTCGCCACTCAGATAGCTTCGGCGCAGGTCGATATTGACCAGGCCAAGACCGCAGCCGCTGGTGCTACCCGGTTGGCGCAGGATGCCCACGACGTTGCGGTTACCTCGGATGGGCGGCTCACGGTTGCCGTTGTTGACCCGAGCGTAGCGGACGCGGCTGGCAGGCCAGAGGGCGCGCTGTGGCAAGTGCGCGTAGACGGAGTGATCGCCCGCCAATATCTCCTCACCAACAACCAATGGGAACAAACACCGGTGGGTGCCGCGATGATTGGGTCGAAAGCGATCAGCCAAGCACACATCGCAGATGCCGCCATCGGCACCGCACACATCGCTGATGCCGCGATCACCAACGCGAAAATCAGCTCACTGTCGGCAGACAAGATCACCACCGGCTACCTGGCAGCGGCACGCATTCAGGCTGGATCCATCACCTCAGACAAGCTGACGATCGCCAACGGGTTTATTACGAATGCGATGATCAAGGATGCGGCGATCACGGATGCGAAGGTTGGCAGCCTATCCGCGAACAAGATTATGACTGGCACTTTGTCGGCTGCACGCATCGCAGCAGGGTCCATTACCTCCGATAAGCTCACGATCGCCAACGGATACATCACCAATGCGATGATTAAAGACGCTGCGGTCACATCGGCCAAAATTGCTTCGCTGGATGCTGGGAAGATCACCACCGGGACGTTGTCGGCGGCTCGGATTGGGGCGCGGTCGATTACGGCGGACAAGCTCGCCACCAACGCCATCCAAGTAGGCCTGGCAGGCTGGACGCAATCGATCCGAATCACGCCCACGCAGATCGCTTGGTATGACGGGACCACGCTGGAGGGCAAGATTACGAGCGCTGGGATGCAGTTTTGGTACGGCACCCGTTATATCGGTGAGTTTGCTCGGCGGGCTCATAAGGACAAGCCGAATGTGCAAGGAATCGTCAACCAACTTGCTTACAAAGGCGACTACGTTGCCTGGACCTACCAGAAGGCAGACGGCGGCACCTACTACACGTGTCTCACCCTTGACCCGAAAGGCCTGTTTTACGGGCAGGCAGGTATCCACCTCGGCTCCGATCTGCGAACAGGTGGCTACAAGTTCTACACGACGGGCTCACGATATGTGACCTTGCAGGACTGCACGCTGACGGGCAAGGGAACCTATTCGGGCTGGGTGGGGCCAAGCGGGCTGTCGAAGATCGTGTTTCACACCTATGACCTGATGGTGGTCACTAACGGCTCGTATTACAACATGACCCGCCTATTCGACCGCACCAAAGATTTGATGTCGCGAATGAACGCAATCCTCAGCCTGCTCAATCAAGGCTGGATCACATCCATCTCCGGGTCTGGGTCGAACATCTCCTGGCGGTACTTCTCCAACACAGGCCTGTCGGCCATGTCCACCAACCTCGCATAAGTAAAAGGAAACACTGATGAAGATCATGCTCGCCAACCACCATTTGCAACCCATCGCCGACCTACTCACCAATATGCCGCTCAAGGCGGCGCAGTCCCGTGCTCGCTCGAAACTCCTGACGCTAGTGAAGGAAGCGATCGCGCGATTCGGGGAAGATGAATACGACCTCGTCACCCAATTCGCAACACTCGACGATCAGGGTCGCCCAGTGTTCGCCGACGATGGCACGTTCGTCCTCGCTGACCCTGACAAGGCCAGTGAATTCCTCGAAGCCCGCCAAATGTTGCTGGATTCGGTTGCGGAAGTGTCGGGTCCCACCTACGACGGCCACGACAAGGACGTGAAAGCACTTCTTGACGGCTATGAGGGTGAACTGTCTGGCGAAGCGGCCGAGGCCTACGACGTTCTCTACGACGCCATCACCAAGGGTGGCCAATGAAGGCCAAGGAAGAAAAGGACACAGAAATGACCGACGTTTCAGATGATGAGTCAACGTCTAGCGAAGAAGTACAGCTACCGATCGTCCCGATCGAATCCGATGCCACGCCCGCACCACCAGCAGAGGCCATCGAAGCCCAAGAACTCCCAGCGCCACAGGTCGCGTCGATTGATCTGACAGAGCCGATTCTCGAAGTTCTCACTGACCCGACCATGTAGCCCAGTGCTACACCAATTTTTGATGCCTTCACCCCAGATGGGTGTGGGCAATTTTTATGCCCACGAAAGGAATCATTCTCATGTCTCTACACGCCATCTGGCACGCCATCCAAACCGGCATCGCTGGTATTGGTGCGTGGCTCGCCGCTTATCTTGGAGGTCTCGACGGCCTCGTCTATGCGCTGATCGTCTTCGCTATCGCCGACTACATCACCGGGGTGCTGGCCGCCATCAACGAGCGCCGCCTCAGCTCATCCGTCGGTTTTAGGGGTATCAGCCGCAAAATCCTCATCTTCACCCTCGTCGGCCTCGCCCACCTCATCGACGTCCACATCCTCGGAGCACCCGGCGTGCTACGCGCGGCGGTCATCTTCTTCTACCTATCCAACGAAGGCATCTCCCTGGTCGAAAACGCCACCCGCCTCGGCCTACCCGTCCCATCCCAAATGCGCGGCGCGCTCGATGCGATCGCCAACCGCGCCGAAACAAGACCCTCACTGACCGAAACAACCACTGAAAACACAAAGGAGAACCAGTCATGAAGAATTGGAACACGCTCGAGGCCGACATCGACCTCATCATGAACACACACTACACACCCGGCCGCAACGGCAGGCGGATCTGGGCTTGCCCGCTTGTTGTTGACGGTTTCGTTGTGTAGTTCACGCCGCGAGGTCCAGTCCGGCGTGGAGTTCGTATTCGACCGGGCTTTGGTAGCCGATCGCTGAATGGATTCGTTTGTGGTTATAGAATCCCTCGATCCAGGTGGCAACGCCTTCGTAGACCTCTTCAC